AGATATTTATTAATAACAAAGACATTGATGGGAAGATAGCTAATAATACGACATTTGATTTCGATTTCAATGTTGACAAGAATATTCTTGAAAAAATAAAAGCAAAGAAGGAGAGCAATAAACTAAATACAAAAGATTGGACGCTGTTCTCACTTATGGTTTTGTTTATTTTTGCGATGGGAGTTGTAAGTGGATGGTTAGCGTTTAATTGTTTAGGCATTGGAGAAGGTTAAGGAACATTTTAAAAATCAATAGATATGAAATTACTATTTTTCGATTTAGAGACAACCGGTGTTAAGTTCTGGAGAAACGGGATACACCAAATAGGAGGGATCGTGGATATCGACGGGCAGGAGGCAGAGAGGTTCGACATCCGCCTAGCCCCGAACCCTGCCGCCACGATAGAGCAGGAGGCGCTGGACGTGGCCGGCGTTACCTTGGAGCAGGTGCAGTCGTATCAACCTATGGAAGACGGGTACAGACAGCTCGTTAGTATATTATCCAAATACGTGAATAAGTTCAATAAGAAGGACAAAATGTATTTGGTAGGATATAACAACGCCGGGTTCGATAACAAGTTCCTACGGGCTTTATTCGAGCAATGCGGGGATAAGTACTTCGGATCATGGTTCTATCCTAACTGTATGGATGTATATGTTATGGTGACACCATTCCTTATGGGCGTAAGAAACGATATGGAGAACTTTAAGTTGATGACCGTGGCTAAGACTATGGGTATTGAGATTGATGAGAATAAACTCCATGACGCTACTTATGATATTGAGCTGACTAGGGATATATTTTATAAGATAATCAACAAAATGGATGTCAAGCTATGAGAGATGTTCTAGAGGCCATGCATGATTACCCGGATGAGGCTCTTGGGTTATTTTTCTTTTTGATAGTGATTGTCTGGTTATTGTCAGGTGTATTTGAGAAAAAAGATGGATGATAAACTCGATGAGATACTGGATCTCCTAAGATCTCAAAATGAGATGATTAAGGATATTCACGACTATGTGAAAGAAGTTACCAGCGAGAAATATATAGGGGAGTCTAGGATGACCAGCTTCTCTATCAATTTGGCCGCTGATATACTTACCGAAGCCATTAGCCCTAAGATAAAAGGGATGATGGTGGATTTATTAAGGAAACAGGGATGGAAAACCGAATGAGACATGGGAACATATGAGAAGAAGGTAAATCAGTTAAAAGATTTGATGGTAAGGAAATACAAATCGGCTTACAACAAATCCAAGGAAATGGACATAGATATAAGCTCGATGACATATCTTCCGAAACCAGACGCGTTTAACGTCATAAATATTGAAAAAATGCATGTTATTCTTGATCGGGTCAATAAGATCATAGATGATAACAAGGATAAGCTTAAGAATCCGACTTGCTCTACATGCGTACATCTGCATGATAATGATTGGGCGAAAAGATACGGGAAAGTATGTTGCTCTATTTGGCAAGTGTGTGACCATTATATAAACCCTAACAGTAAATATAACAGGAAGCAAAAGACTTATGTTAGACGACCAAGCAACAAAGCTTGTCCTAATTATGAGTATGGTGATGATAATTTTGAAAACAGAAGAAGATGTATAAAAGAAAAGAATACCCGATAAAGAGCTATGTGCCGATGCGCACCAACAAGGATAGGACGTGTATCTGCTGTGGCGATACGATCCCAGCCGGCAGCAGCAGGATGATACCTAGACACGCCAAGGCAAATTACGGTCTATGTTTCCCGTGCTTCAGGAAATGGAGAGATACCGGAGGAGATCTTAAGCTTATGGACAACCCCGGAGATGCGAAGAAAGAATATGTCATACATATGTCTAATATCCTGAAAGGGAATTGTGATATAATAAAAGGTCGAAAGCTTTACGTGGCTTTTAAAAAGGCGATAAACGGCGGGAAGAAGATCGTTGTCAAATTTGACACTGATCAACCGATATCTATGTCAACAAGAGTCATGAATCCCTCATTCGGGGAGATTATGGATGAGTACGGCAAGGACATATTCCAAGGTAATCTCAAACTGGTAGATGTCCCAAAAGGAGTTAAAGACTTGATAGTTAACTATATAGAAAAATATCGTAAATTATGAATATAAAAACATTTATATACATGATCCTGACATTCAGGAGAGTAGATCCTATACCTAAGAATATAGGTCTTATGTTAAGTACAACGTTCTGGATATCTATAGTATGGATAATATCCAACTTTACTATATTGATAATGAGATTAATAAAATAGACAAGATGAAACAAGGGGACGTGATATACAAGAATGGCGTGGAGCTGCTTGTGGTATTAAGCTACGACCATAATGAACCATGTAAGGGTTGCTTCTTCTACGAGGATAAGGCGTGCGGATCAGAAAGACTGATAAAATGCTGGGATTGTAAAAAGGAATATATATTCACGGCTATACGTAAATATAATACGACTGAACTGTGCGGAATAGTAAAAAGATATGAGGAGACAATACTTAAAACAATCAAGAAGATTGAGAAAGAATGTCAAAAATATGTTATATGGGATACTCTGCATGTGATGTTGAAAGATGATGGAGAGCTTATTATAAAAGCCTTATCCAAGGATAAGTCCGTGCTTTTAAATGATTTCATTATATACATCAACAATAATGGGAGTATAGACGAAGAGGACTATGATTTACTATTAACTAAATAATTGATAGCACAAATGGACAAATCAAACAAAATAGAGAATCTAGCGAACAAGTATGTTGAAAGGCATATAAGAGATAGACATCTAAGCGATGATACGATAAAAGAAATAAAAATAGCTTATATTATGATTATAAAAGATTTTATAGCTATTGTCGATAAATCTACATCAATGAATGAAGATGATATAATATACGTCGTTAACAACATATCATCAATATTATATGAACCTGTAGAAATCTCTAATACCGATAAAAAAATATTGGAGATAGGGATAGCGCTAGGCCTAAAGAGCGCCATATCATGTATATTTGGTTCATTATTAAAAGATGACTGCAATATAAAAGATGAGATAATTGATATATCTAAACATATAAAAGAAAAATTAATATCAAATAAGATGGAATGAATCACGCTAGTCTTTTCTCAGGTATAGGAGGCTTTGATTTAGCCGCTAGAGAGGTAGGATGGAACAATGTCTTTCAATGCGAGATAGATCCATTCTGTCAAAGTGTATTAAAATATTATTTTCCAAAAACAGTATTATATGAAGATATTAAAAGAACTGATTTCACTTCATGGAAAGGGAAAATCGACGTGCTCACCGGAGGTTTCCCTTGTCAACCATTTAGCGTCGCTGGACAACGAAAGGGAGCGGATGATAACCGTTATCTCTGGCCGGAAATGCTTAGAGTCATACGAGAGACAAGACCGCTCTGGGTTATTGGCGAGAATGTTGCTGGAATCACCAATATGGTTCAACCCGGTAGTGAAACTGACGTGGAAACGAAAAGTGATCAAGATGAAGAAAATTACAAGGAAACGATACTTGAGCAAGAATATATCATCAATACCATCTGCGACGATCTTGAACGTGAAGGATATTCCGTCCAACCGATCATTGTTCCAGCTTGCGGTGTCGGAGCGCCACATAAACGGTATAGGATATGGTTCATTGCTTCCGACTGTTCAGACGCAAGGGTTGAAGGTTTGCGACAAGGACGGGAAGACAAGATTCATGGATTTGAGTTCACTTCCCAAACAAGGGATAAAATACGGAGACTTATTACCGACACCAGTGGCCTCAGATCACACAGGTTCTTGTACGATAAGGAAGATGACAAAAAGCAACGGAGCACCGAGAACAGACTCTTTAAGAAATATGCCTGCCGTGATTGGGATGGACGGGGATCGACTCAATGGAAGAGTTTTCCAACTCAGTCCCCTATTTGTAGAGGAAATGATGGGCTACCCTTTAATGTGGACAACCTTACCATTCCTTACGGGAAATGGAGAAAAGAATCAATAAAGGCTTATGGTAATGCCATAGTGCCGTTGATAGCGGTGAAAATATTCGAGATGATAAATAAAATAGAAGGATATGAACAACAAACAACTTTATAAAATAACATTGACAAGGGAACAACTGATGCTGATATCCCGGTGCGTGGAGGACATAAGCAGATACGCAGCCGGAGACATGGATCTTCAGCATACCACGGAAACTTTGATAAATGATATGGATAGAACGGAAACGCTGGGGATAAGAAGCTTTATAGTCAATAACTCACGAGCGATAAGAAGAAGGTTGTTCCCGGATCTCGAAGACTATGAACATATAGGGTATGATGGAGGTAGTAAAGATATGATCAATAGAAAGAGACTTATCGGTAACACCTACCAGATATATAGGTCGATATTACATCAGTTGGCCATTGACGAGGACTGGAATAATGTGTATAGTGATATCACGTTACCTTCAGGTGATATGGGGACGATTAAGGTGGAGAGGATTGACGATGATAAGAAGGATAATGATATTAAATAATTTACTATGAGCTTATTTGTATGCGCTAAATGCGGTTGCGTTGATAATACCGCTACGTCTAGTTACTGGATGTTGACAAACGAGTATATGGTGGACAAATTCGACTATGCCAAGGAACTACAGCCGTACAAGGGCATGGGGCTGTGCAGCGAATGCGGGAGGCTGGCTACCAGCCCAGACGGACGTGATGTCGTGGTGCCCGGTAAATGGCACGGGAAGTTCCCGAAGAAGAAAGCTACTGAAGAGGAATTAAAACGTGTAGGATATAAAAATCTGATAAGATGAATAAGATAAATAAGGTAAGAAAAGGAGAAGTTAGAATATACAAAGGAATGACATACGTGGCTGTCCCGGAGATAAAAGAAGATCATTGTACAGGATGCTGTTTTTATAACGAGGGAAGCTGTTTAATACGTGACCCGGATCATGTCGATTTTCCTGATTGCCATGATAGCGGTATGATCTGGATGCAAAAAGAAATTAATATAAGCGATATCAAAGAAAAGGCTATCAAATTAGCCATAGATGCCATGAAGCCCATACCGATATGCTCATCACCATGCTACAGTATAAGTGATAACAGATCGCCGGAGGAAAAGCATGAGGAGGAGATGAGGTTTTGTAAGGATCTTAACGACCTTAGATGTGAGATGCTTATTGATATGGCTAAGAAAATAGAAGAGTATTTATTATAAGATATATAATATAAAGAAAATAATAGGAATAGATTTCGATGGGACATGCGTGACAGACTTATACCCTTATGTAGGAGACAATATCGGAGCCGCTAGCGTATTGAGGGAATTGGGCGATAAGAATCTTCTGATATTGTATACGGTAAGAGATGGTAAATATCTACAGGATGCCGTAGACTGGTTTAGATATAATCATATCAATCTGTATTCGGTGAACTACAATCCTGAGCCAGTATCATCATCACCAAAATTGTATTGTGATTATTATATAGATGATAGGAATATCGGCACTCCACTTACGGATAAAGGATATGTGGATTGGGATAAGATGCTGGTGTTATTAAGACAAAATAATTTATTATAAGATAGGTAATTATATATCATTTAAATTTTGAATCATGAAAAAGTGTAAATTGTTAATAACAGATTTAGATGGGACACTGATTGAGACGGTATCAGGGGATACATTCCCTAAAGGTATATGGGATATGAAAATCAAACTCGACGTGTTTGAGGCTATCAAAAATTACGCTCCTGATGATATATTAATCATATCAAATCAGGGAGGTATAGAAAAAGGATTCGTGGACAGAGAGATGTTTGAATATAAATTCGATTATATATCAAATGCCTTGGAAGATTATACAGATGTATCCGTAAGTGCTTATTACTGCGAAAGCAATAATAAACGCAATGCCAATAGAAAGCCAAATATAGGGATGATAAAAGAGTATATGGATTTCATCGAATACATGAATAACGATGAAGATGAGGAAGAAAAGATCGTATACGATACTATCATGATGATCGGGGACGCTTCCGGGAAAGAAGGGCAGTTCTCCGACTCCGATAAGAAGACGGCGGAAAACTTCGGGTGTGAGTATATGGATGTGGATGATTTTGTGGATAAATATAAAGACTGATAACGAAAATAAGAAGGATAGGATGATAATCGCCTATCCTTCTATTATTATGTAAATCCATTTTTGGATTACATTAATTATCAATGGTATAACTATTTATTTATACTCATCTTTCTTTCCTTGTTATCAAACATTCCACGCAAAATGCAGTTATCGTATATACAATTGTTGATCTTCCCTCAGTAGGGTTTTTACCATTTTGGGTAAAAACTTTATAATCAATATCTTTAGTGAACCTATTATCGCCAGTAAGCGCTCTAATAGCCTTGCCTTTATCAGAATAATCGCAGTGAGGGGCATCATATCGTGAACCGACCATATTTCTCAAAAACGCTCCTTTTTTTTCTTGACAATTCTTCCAGTTTAACAAATCCCTTTAATGTTATCATAACAGTCACGGCCTTAGCCTCCCAATATTCATCACCAGGATCAGATCCATATGTAACTAATCCAGAATTACGAGCGGACTGATATGCCTCTATCCTACCTCTCTCATTCCTAAAAACATATTTTAATTCCTGTAATAACGGATACATGTTCTTAATCCCGATATAATAGCCAAATTGCTCAAAATATTTTGATGATTCACGGATAAGGACACCTTCTCTTGGAATAGACCTTTTAAACATATCAATTACCGGTTCATTCTCCTTTATCGTATCTATAGCCGTATTTAATTCGGCTTGGACAATCTTCTTTTCCTCCTCGACCTTGTTCTTGGCTTCTAGTGCCAACATAGCTTCCTTCTCGGCCTTCACCTTGGCCTCATACTCATCAGCCCATGCCCTTGCAGCTTCCGCTGGATTGGAAAAGTCGGGAATACGCAAATGACTTACTTGATCATTATTCGACTTTTCCAACTTCTTTAATTCTTTTTCTTTCTCGATAAAATACCTTCTAGCTTTCTTCCCTTTATCATTATTCTCTACCATACATAGCTCTTTGGCCATATCCATCAATAGCAGGTAATCAGTCTTTGCAACTACCTGAGTATCAGACTCACCAAAATGGGGGAGTCTGTCATTCAGTAAGTTACCTAAATAATCATATTTTATCAATACAAAGTCCTGATTTTCAATAAAACCGTATTTTGATATACGATCTTTTATCCATGATGTAAAATCTCTTCTTATTTGAAGAAACGCATGAAGAAGCCTGGCGTCTACAACCTTATGATTATTATTATCTACTACCGGTATTAATGTATTTAAATCCATTTCGTTGGATTCGGACGTCAAAATTCCATTACTATTGTTCGTGGAATCATGAAAAAGATCTACATTTGTATTCATAAAATAATTACCTATTCCCATCCGTCCGGGATGGATAGATGGGAATACAAAAATAGCCAATCAAATTGTCTTAAACAATTGACCGGCTATTTTTTTTTGTCATACCATATCAGTTATCTTCCCCTGTCAAAATACCAATTAGCGTCCTCTCCGGACTCATCCTTATTCCTACCACCTAGAAAGAATCCCATCGTCATGCCGTTGGTCATCAACCAGTAGTCGGATGTCTGCTTAATATCCCTAGCCGTCTTGATATTATACCATTGCTTACCAAACGAGAACTTCATGAGCTGTCTCCACAACTTACTCTCGCCCTTGTACACACCGGTCTGGACAGTAGCGAACGGGTCCCAGTTCCGGGGATCGGTGAGATCGCCTAACTTCCGGGCCGTAACCAGCGGATCTTGCAGCATATCTATGGCGTTAAGCTCCATGAACGGGGATGTCTGGGAAGCGATCTCATTGATCGTCCTGAACCCGATATAGGTAATGAACTGCCCGAACCAGCTATCCTCATTATCCTCCCTATATCCCATCAAAGCCCTTCCTATGGCTATCATCGTAGCGAATACTGCCATATTGATAAGCGATCGCTTGATATTGGTCTGCTCATAAGGATTAAGACTATGATATTCTTTCAGCACGTCATGTATTTCCTTCATCCTGCCTTCTGACATCATATTATAGATATCTCCGGCGAATCTCCATAACGTTCTCATATATCCCTCCTCGAACTGGTTGGTCTGGAAGTTAAACCCGGCTTTTTTGTATGCCCGTTGAATGGCAAGTATAAACCATCCACGATGAGGCAGCACCATGTTAAGGATCGCGTTCCGGCTAGCCCCCACCCGGTTCTGCTCATTCAAGGCGCCGTCGCAGATCTGCACCATGCTCCTGACCCTACTGGACAAGGTAGGTATGTATCTTTCTATAATATCCTTATTAGCTTCATTTTTAGCCACGATCTTCCCGTCCTTGACATTTACTAAGTTCCATATGGAATAATCCCTTAAACGCTCCCAATTACGTTTAGCCTCATTAGCGGACATATTCCTGTCCTTCATCATCATCTCCTTGAAATTAGAATATGACCAGAACTGACCCTCATACAGGCGAGTGCCATCCATTACCGAGATAATAACCTGCGGGTCCAAAGGAGAGTTCAAAACCTCCATCATCTTAAATGGCAGATCCCGGAATAAGGTTCTCCAGATCTTGTTATATGCCGCCGATCGTACACGGTTGCGGACATTAAACACACCTAGGGCCTCACCGACAACATATAACTTATTGGTACGATTTATGTCCCCGATCTCAGACACGTACGTGCTTAACTGCTTCTGGGCTTCTCCATAAGCGTATTTCATGGAGTCCTTGCTTATGTACTGTCCTACCATACCCTCCAAAAGGAAGTTGGCCTGCCCGGTAAGGGCACCGGTAGCCGCGACGAACGGGGAGAAGCCTAGGTTGGATTTGGATACGAATTTGGTAAACATAAGAGCCAGCTTATTAAGATCGACCTTATAATTGCCTATATTCCATTCAGTCCGCTTATTGTTTATCCTAACGTCATAGATACTGGCGTTAACCCAGTCCTGAAACATCCTATAGGCGTGAGTGGCCTCCGGGTTCTTGCCTCCGTCGTATTGTGTCTCAAGCATCATATTCCTATATCCCATGACATCATCCAAGGCCGCCCTCTTATACTTGTAAGCGGTAGCCTGTAAGGATAACATGGAATAGGAGTAGGCGAAGTCATGGGACACGTCGTTGGCGTTCTCCAACTTACTGAGATAGTATTTGGGGATCATACGATATTTGTTATCGTTCTCGTCAAGCCCTCCTAGGTCTTGTCCTTGACCGTGTATAGGATCATCCACCCTCTCGCCAACAATATCACGTACGGCATTGCCGATAGCCGCCTTCGGGTCAACCCCGGCCTGCACCATCCTCTCCACGCCGCCCTTGGATATTTGTGGTATCTGGTAGATATTCCTGAACCGCTCATCATAGTCCTCCATAGCCTTACGGCTTATGTTAAGCAATTCCTTCCTCATCTCCCACTTATCCTTATTGATCGTAGCCTCCTCCCCTTCGTTGGTAATACCGTATTTCTTGAAGAAAGCCTCGTTCTTGTACTTATCGAACCTAGGCGTATGATACCCGTAACCCAGATCAGGATTATAGTTAGGGTTGCGGAAAGAACTCTCGGCGTCGGCCTCATCAAGCCACTGGTTGTTGATCGTCAGGTCGATCATATTAATATCGAACCCGAAACGGGATACGCTCTCTTCCTTGGATATACCATTTTCTATGGCATCAAAGAACTCGGATACCTTATACGTACCGTTATTTATCTTACTGATGAAATCAGAATACCCTTTGGGAGAGTATTTTCTCATATAAGGATACAGTCGGGTTCTGGCGTACTCGACAAGGATTTCATCAGTCTTACCCATCGCTATGTCGTTAGCTAGCTTATTATTGAAGTCAGGACCGTATTTCCTTCTCAAAAACGATACCTCCACGGTCGTCCATGACGGGTTCTTCCTAGATAGCTTAGCGGCCATCCTATCCACCTGACTCCGGGAGCGGGCAGACATATGTTCCTTGGCGAATTTAATCTCATCCATACCCTTGTCGTATGCCATGGCATCCCTTAAAGCGTTACGGTAAGAATCCGTGACTCCACTCTCCACCGTATCAGGCATATCCATCCCAATAGCCTCAGCGGAAGCGGCGGCGTTAATAACGCTCTTAGCCTCAGCCAGACGATCATATAACTCGTTTATCTTTCTTAATGAGGCGGATCCACGTAACCTATCGAAATCATATTCCCCGTATCTCGTGCTATCCCGGTACTGGATAAGCAAAGGCCTTAGCTGGTCATTGATCTCGTTTATTGTCGCCATCGCCTCCTCTACCTTCTCTATTCTTGATGATGATACAGATTGCTCCGTGATCTTATCAACAAGATTCTCGTAATAATCACCCTCCTCGGATCCCCACATATCCTTGGAGAAGCCAAGATGACCGCCAGCTAGCAGGAACTCAAACGCCGCCTTGCCGCCCTCGGACCGCTCTATCCCACGCAGTATCTCCTTAAACTCGGCTGAAGCCTTACGACCCTCGTTGGTATTCCCGAACTCCTCGGCCCATGCCTCGTCCCAGGCCTTGATCTCCTCGGACATCATCAGAGCCTCTGATCCCTCTTCCTTTGGTGTCCCGTCAGAATACCACTCGCTCTTAGCTATGGCTCTATCGCGTAAGATATCCAAATAAGATCTCCATGCTATAGGATCGGATTGGAATGCCGACCAATCCACTTTCCCGTCTTTCACGAATTTATCCATAGCCACATATCTGCTTCTGCGAATACGGGACATGAAATCGGACGTGGCTTGTGATACCCTACGTCCTAGCCTCTCCTCGACCTTCTTATTGACATTCTCTATCTTATCATAATACGCTTGAACCATGGGCTTCTCACGATTCTCATCCAGCCACCTATTTATCGTATCCAGATATCGTTGCTGATCCTCAAATGTCATGGCTGAGATATCAAAATTCTGGATGCTTGGCTTGAACACATGATATACCTCCTTAGTGATAGGCTTATCTCCGTCATATCCTACGATGTCATCACGGGTCTTCACCTTAAGACCTCTATCAGATAGAAGAAGGTCGATAAGCTGTTTCTCGGTCTTACCCATAACATTCTTAAGATCATATATATCAATAATAGCTTTAGCCTGCTCTGTCCGATACAGTAAATCGTATTTGGCGAAATCACGGGACGAATCAAGGTAATCAGAGTTCTTACCGTTTATCTTCTGTATAAGATCCTCATTATCCTTTATCCCCCATCCACGCTCTTTCATCATCTTGGTCATCTTATTGATATTAGCCACGCCCTCAACATGAGCATCGTTATAAGCCTTGGCAAGACGTTGCCCTAACATGCCTAAGATAGCGTTCCCGCTATGTTCCAACGTCCCGAAAAACCGGGACATGACATTGATATCCTTATGGATGTTATTCACCAACTTCTTTATCCCATTCCAATACCTTTCCGGAATATTAAACATCCGAAGCTGTCCATCCAGCCAGTCCTCATTACGATCACTTCGAAGGGCGTTTATATCGGACATGGATGTCTCAGCCATACGTAATATATCATCCATATCCTCTACCATACCAACCTTATTGACGCCATAATAATCCGCCGCCTGATTATTGACGAATCCACGAAGATTCCTGATCAAAGGCACTATCTCCCCGTACACGTTATCGATAACCTGTATCGTCTCATAATCAAGTCCCTTGTCGCTCTTACGCAAGCTACTGGCAACAGTGACCAAATACTCCACCTCAGCCTTGGCGGTCGCTATGACACTCTTGGTGGATAGCAGGTTGTTGTTTTTATTAAGCTCACCACCGACTTGTCTCACCTTCTCGCCTATATCACGAAGAAGGGAGATACTCTCACCGATCCTCTGGCTTTGGCTTGACCTCATCCTCTGCAATCTAGTGTATAGCCTTTCCAATGACCTACCGTTCTTGATCAACTTATTAGCCACGTCAACGTCCGATAACGAATACATGAGATGATTGCTATCCTTTAGCAGAAGCACGTCAAAGGCGCTTGGATCATCAGCTAACGCCGACTCCTTTATCCTATCAAGTACCTTATTTAAATCCGATCTTTGGCTAGAGAAGAAATTACGTATAGCTCGTACCATCCTGCCAAACAAGGAGAGCTGGGCGTCCTCAGACGAGGCCAGATCCTCTACCGCCTGTTCCATGCCCGGCACGAACCGCTGGGCCAACGTCTTGCCTAGGATCTCCCGCTTCACCATCCGATCCAACTCCTCTCCTTGGTATTCCTTCCCATACACCTCATAGTAACGACCAGCGAACTGATTCCATAACGACGTACCAACAACAGAATCCAGCACCTCATCAATCTCCTGCTGGTTACGATAAGTATCGATCAAGAAATGAGCCACCTCCTCATTGAGATCCTCTACCGTAGCCCCCTCAGCCAATGCTATCACGCCATTAGCCATATCGGATAACGCCCTAGCCGAAGGATCCACGCCATTACGCATCTTATACTTATCCATATACTCAGACATACCCATCACACGGATGCCTAACGTGGATAAGATATTGGTGATATCAGTCCTATTCTGGAGATCTTCCGCCTTCTCATTCTCGATAACCCCACGGACGTTACTCCCGTACAAAGCGTTATCCTCCATCATCAACGACAAGGCTAGCTCCATGAATCCATCATACTTATTATTAAGCTCCTCGAACTTACCTTGCCTTAACATACCCTTGATCTCCGGTCTGCTTACCGTAACCTTCTCCCCGGACGTAGTGATAAGATCAAGATCATTACTTACCTCCGTATCAAAACCTATAGAACCCAATACGTTCATCTCAGAGGATTGACTTCCAAACCTATTCCTGAGGCTGGATAAGGCATTCATAGCGTTATAGATCTTAAGACCATCAGAATTGCCGGCTCCAGTAAGATAATATCTATCCCCTAGTCTTATACGTTCCCCACTCAACATACCTTTCTTGATAAGGTAATTAATAAACCCTCCACGAGTACTTATATCTGAGTTTGAGCTAATACCAAGGACCGGGATAAATGACTCACTGTTATTGAGGGTTATGGAGGAAGAGCCAAAGGAGATGTCAGCCGTACCGGACGGGACGTCGCTCTCCTCGACACTGCCGGCCAAGAACCCGGCCTCGACCCGCCCGCCGGACGAGCCTTTTATGGCGTTGGCATAAGAGTCATGTACCTTGCCGTCATCCGATCTAAAGAACAACTTAGGCTCCCCGCTATCGTAAGTAAGGAGACCGCTTATCTGATTCATCGGCACATCAAGCTCCCTGTCCACCTCCGACAACTTATCCTTTGATCTGGTAAGAAGCGTACGCATATCCGTATCGTTCATCTTAAGATCAATACCCATAGAACGAAGGGCGTCACGGATGAATGATATGATTTTATCCCATAAGCCGGTATCAGGATCGGTCTCGGCAAGATCAGCCATAAACTCCTCTGCGGCTATAACATGATCACCATACCGCTCCATATAAGACCGCTGGTCAGACTCATCCATCGAATCGAATATCTTTCTCATCGTATCATCGAAACGGTCTCCAAGAAGCCCCCTAAGGCCCTTATGAGCCACTACCTCATGAAGGACAGTTCTTTCCAGATCCTCCTCGCTCTCTATATTATCGGATACTATTGTCACGGTATCGGTATCTATATCATACCAGCCTTTAGATCTTAACATCATGGATCTATAATCGCTATTATCGACCTCATTGTCTATAATAGACTTAGAGACTATGTTGATATTAGAGGACAAGTTTTTTGAGAATTTTATGGCAATAGGTTTGAACATCACGATCCTCTCGTTTTTAGATCTATCTTCCGTGTCCATCGGAAATATATCGTACTTACCTAACTTATCCCTATTCTCGATGTTCCTAGCCTCTATCTCCCCGTATATACGATAATAAGCCTCTTGCTTGGCGAGTTCATCAAGAGCCTTTATAGCCTCATCCCTTTTTGTCGATAGATCATTGACATAATCCATAGCTTCACTATAGGCCTGTTGTATGTTGCCATTATATTTCTCATATACCTCATCGGATGGGATGGATGCCAGATCTTTTTTTAATCTCGCCAAAGCCGCTCCGGTAACAGGACGACTCTGGTATTTAGCTAACGCCTGATTCTCGGCTCTGGCTATCCTGTTCTTAAGATACTCAATCCTTAATAAGTTGGATAAAGATTCTGGAGTCAACACCATCCCGTTTTTCTTATCAACCGATCTTTTGTAAATCTCGATTTGACGATCATACATAGGTATCCTAGTATAAGGCTCAAGTTCTTTCTTTATCTTATCGACGTCAGTCTTGCTAACCGTATCCTCGTTCCCGCCACTGGCGAAAAACTCATTGAGCTGAATGAAATGCTGGATCTCATGGATGACGATAGATCTGATATCCTCATCAGATCTAATATCTTTATGCGATCCGTTTATAATAAGATCGTTATTAACGCCATCATAATACCCGAAATAATCATCTCCCGAACGATCCTCTATTCTTACCATAAGCGATTTGAATGAAGGATATCTCTTGACCATATCATTGTAATACTTATCCCCGATAACGGTCTTGATATCCATATCCAGATCATTATCACCAGCCTTGAAATTCTTGACATTATCCAAGAACCGGGATGATAGATCTATATCCGTATCCGGAATTTCATACCGCCATTTACCATCAGGGCCGACATACCATTTAGTCCATGTCCATATATCCCGGTCATTGAATCCGATCTTCTTAAGCCTCTTAGCATCGTCAAGATCATTCAACGCCTTAACGTCAAATCTCATACCCATCTCACCTACGATACGGAATCTTAACGAGTCTCTTAACCCGCCAGACCTGGCATTCGATACCCAATCACCGAACTTAGACCTAAACTTATCATTATACGTAGTCATATAAGCCTCTGCGGCCTTATTAAGGTCACTTACGGTAGCTATACCCGCTATCTTATCGAACAAGGTAGATACCTCACCGGAGGGAGTCAAGACACGGGTTATCTTACCCTTACTATTTCTTTTAATTACGCAACTCGACATAACTTCATGTTTTTGACAAAGATAAACAAAAAGCCCCCACAAATAAGCGGAGGCTGATATTCTTATATTCCTTATAGAATTTATTACTTAATCCGTATTCTTGCTATTGATGAACTCGCTAACACAATCACCAGCGAAGCCGGCTATATACGCCGCATGTTCATCCTCCCCGACCTTAAATCCAAGCGACATATTACAGAACTGACACACGCTCATGGCTATATGGAACGACTCATGACATATATTTCTCATCATTATATCATCGTCGCTTGAAAAATTCCAAAGTATGGCGAATTTATCATCATCGTCCCTATCCCTTACCAGATTCACGAAAGACGCTTCCTTATCCATATCATCCTTATCACCCCATTCTCCCTTATGATCCGGCTCCATGTTCTCGAAACGGTTACATAACGTCTCGTAATCCAATCCTACCGTGATAATCAACTTCAACGGATATACCACGAAATCAAATTCCTGCTCTCTCATAATTTTTTTAATTTTTCTATAACCTCAAAACACATCTTGCACTCAATCCTACGATACAACTGCCTTACGCCATCTACCGTAACCCAATAACGATCACCATCACGGTGCAGGAACTCACTCATAACCTTGGTATCAGCCACATCATGTAAATCGTATGAACTGAAACATAACTTACATATATCGTCAAGATCAAAATAAGTAACCTTATTATACGATATACAACTTATTTGTCTCCCATCAGGAATCTGAACATCGAAAACATTTATCTTCTCCATATTAAAAAACAGAGGGATGCCGATCCCATCACAGACCGGTATCCCTTATAATAAATTAGCGACGAAAAGCATGGTGATGGACATGCGCCACAAATGTAATTACAAATTTTGTAAAAACAAAACCATGAATCAAAAACCTATCGGCATTGTTATGAAATCAGCTGGATCATCTATAACTTGCATAGTTCCTCTGTACTGGATACGAGTCCCTTTGTATGCCCAAGATCCTCCATCTGAGAAAAAAGCGACTCCGTTGTAAAGGCTCGCTCCATAACCAGACCGAGTAACTCCCTGCCAGCGTCCATTTGAACCGTCAATATATCCAAAGTCACAATGATGAAAGTTACTAGAAAACATATCAATGACTTTAGGAATCATATCGCCATGCTCCCCCCATACTACTTTATATATACCTCCACTTTCTTTATACATTCCTGAATACACTACACGATAATCAACAGTAGGAGGTTTATATGGGCTAAACCCATCATATATATATACATCTTCACCATAAAATCCTATTCCTCCCATAAACTCACTCTTCCCTCCATAAAAATCTTCTATGCCCAAGAAACTGATTTGGGTGGAAGTTTTTCCGTCATTATTCCCTAGCGAGGATGTGGTACCAATAATTCTATCAAACGAGTCTTCTCCAGTCCCAAAACGATCCATCCCTTGAGGGTTTCTATCAGCGTATTTTGCGTAGAATAAATGAGCTATCTTGCAATGTGTCTCATAATCAATAATATCAAATCCTGCACCTAACGCCGTAGCGTAATCATGAAATAAACGTGATTCTAAATTTCCCGTAGAATATTCATCTCCTGTTTTGCGACTCCACAATTTACTATTGACAACAACCGCCTCTGTTACGCCTACCAAACATCTCCTGAATAGCCCCTTATTTCCCCATTTGGTGATATTGTCATCGACATCGTTATGGGTTAATGTAATATAATTGATAATATCATAATTATTATCATGTTTGAATCCAGTATAGCTATACCTATAACTAGGTATATCTGTCATCCACTGACCCATGGTACCGTCAAGCTTGGCTTGGGTCTTACCGTCATGGAACAATTCCGAATTATTTTCATCCAGATAGCATATGGCGACCCCAGCGTCCGTTTTCTTAACCAGGCACCTTCGTCCCTTAATCCATGAGCTATCGCCACAAGAATCTATAACAGGAATCTGTTTTTTTGTCATCTATCCTAAATCTAGCCACTCCACGCATACCGGTATCAAAGCATTGGCACGGCGCATCACCTTTCAACACCCCATACACCCGATTGTCGCTAGTCAGCCACCGTTTACCGTCGCTCGTGATATAAGCTTGCCTACATCCCTCCTGATTCACCGTAAGCGTCTTTTTAACGCCTTTGGGGGTTGTTATCTCCAACTCAAGGGTACGGTCAAGACCTTTGTTCATCACCGAGTCAAAAGAAACAGCGGCGTTGCCGGTCCCGGACCCCGGGCTGATGGTCAGAGGCTGGTCCGTTACCTCACCTACCCCGTCTTTCCAATTAATATTCAAATCATTAGCCATATATATATCGTTTTTTCGTTCTATTGCAAAGATAGTAAAATAAATAAACCCCAACCGGCTTAAGTCGATCGGGGTCTGAGTAAACGAAAAGAAACTGATTATCGTCCCATCATTCTCAATACGGTTCCGGCGGCTGCTTGCGCCCAAGTCCAGCTGTCGTTAGATGTTACGTTAACCGTCTGTTGAGTACCATTTACATCCAAGTTAATAGTCTCCTTGTCAAGCTCGATAGTAGAGTCTCCAGTGGCTTGCGTTACCGTCACGTTGGCTGTCTGGCCACCAGCGGCAGTTACCTTCAATGTAGCTGTCAGTTCCTCGATCGTGACGTTGGCCGGTACGTTCGAGATCGTGATGCTCCAAACGAACTCGCCAGCGGCTCCGGGATCGTCGGCGATAACCGCTCCGTTAGCCGTAGTCTTTCCAGCCGCCGTGTAGTTAGCCGGGAGTTGTAACGTAAGCCCATTCTCCTCAGCCGGCGTGACCGCGAACGTAAGCTTAGTACTGTTGGACTTACCGGTGATGGTAACATTACCACCTGTCTTTTGTACGGAAGCGTTAGGGCTGTCTGATCTTACCACCTCAGCAGCCGCTGCCTGATTAACTACCAACGCCTTCTTAGCCCCGCCGTTCGTGGTGACCGTAAGGTTGATAGTGCGTTGAAGACGACCGGTGTGTTTCTCACCGGAGAAATTAACCGCCTGATCTCCTGATCCTGATACCGGGTCGACGGTTACGAAACCAAATTTTTGTGAAGCCATAATCTATTTATTTATAAATGTCATTTTATTATGCCAAAATAACTTGTATCATATCACAAGCCAAATATAGGGGGGGGGTAGATACGACTAGCCCTGTACAACCTCAACATACAACCCTACTAAGTCCTTTAAATTATGACTAAGAGGAGTTCCACTATCCCTTGTGCATTTATACACGTCAGCGTTCTGAATGTAATATTTATCCTTAAATATCTCCATAGGAGGGAAATAAGGGATAGGATCACCTATAGTCCCGGCATGCTCCTTATCAACAACCTTATATAAGGAGGCCGTACTGAGTCCAGGCTCCCATTCTGACGATAACGTATGAGGCTGGATAACCTCGTAAAGGATATCCGTATCCTCCTTAACTACCCTAAGACAAAATCCGGTATCCACGGATAGCCCGAACTCCGCTCCTTCTTGTCCCCATATAGGAAATAGGACCTTAACATCCAATTTCTCATTAGAAGATAAAGATATGGCCTTATTATTAACTACCATCCTAGAGAACCTGACAGCTACTTTTTGAGGATCAGAAGCATCCTTCTCCTTCGCCTGTTGCTGGATGTACGCCGTGGTAACACTTACCTTATCAGGATAGCCAGACTGAACATCAACAGCCCTCACCTGCTCTACGGTAGTGGCTATACTGATCTGCTTTTGTTTGTCCCCTAACGCCGTTGTCAGATCGTTATCATACTTATCCATCATCCCGATCAAGATCTTGCCTTCCGTCATATCGAACTCCAGACCCATAATCGTTATCTTACCGACTATAGCCCCATCAGCCAAAGCGCTACGTCTGTCATATTCAGGAATATAAATATCTTGATCATCCAAGAAAAACTCATGGAGATTTTCAGTCTCATAAGATCTCAGCTCCTCATATTTAGCCGATTTCTCCTCGTTAAGAATCCTCGACTCATCTAGCCTAGCTTCAATGATCTCCTTAACCGTGGCTTTAGGATTAGCTTCCTTGAACGCCAATTGCTCCTCTCCCAGCTCTATCCATGGAATCGGATTGCCATTAATATAATCATCATAGCTATTACCCTTAGCGTAATTATCATCAAGAGGTTCGTCTAAAACCAACATATTGGGATATATTTCCCTGTTTATATATGTATATGCCATAATCTATTCTTTAATCTTGTTCTTTAACGGCGATGCTATACTTGCCTGAAGCGTAACACCAGATATTTATCTCGAAAGGCTTGTTAGCTGTAGTGGTTATAGAAGTACCACTCATGCTTACATAAGCTCCTGAATTTGGTATGGCTTGAGTAAAGGCCGCAGACGGGACACACCTGATCATCAGCTCCTCTCCTATCTGCATACCTGACGCCACGGATAGGGTGGTAGCCGCTGATAGCGTGGCCGTGATACTTCTCTTGGTGATAGGCAGGTTGGCTAATGTCGTGACCGTATTAACTCCTATAAGCCTGTTCACGGTCTTCTTATCGGCGGCCGCCATCAATCCATTAGTGGATTCGTTGGCCACGGCATATGTCGTGTTAGGAGGGGTAGCCCATGTACCATCTCCACGCATAAAACTAGAGGTGCTACCATTAAGCTGTCTCAATAAGCCGTTGGCGGAAGTGGAGGCCAACCCGTACGTGGTATTGGTAGGCACGGCCCATGTTCCATCGCCACGAAGAAAAGACGTCTGTTCCCCCGCTGCGGGAGCCGGGACCAATCCCGCAGCACCAGCCGCTGAAGCCGTAGCTGCCTTCATATTGGCGTAAGTGGTATTAGTGTCTTTATAATAAGGGACACCACTGACAATAGGACAGGCGGTATAGCCAGAAGCGCTGGTTACCGTACTCCCGTTCTTTACCAGACCTGTAGACCCGTTAGCTCCTACAACACCATACGTCGTATTAGTGTCTGTCCAAGGCACATTAACATACATCTTTCCGCTACTATCCAGCTCTACCGGATAATTCTTGCCATTCTCCGCATATCCGATCATTACCAGCCCAAGGGTCGATGTATTGGCCTTGGCGTATGTGGTATTAGTAGGGACAACCCACGTGCCATCACCACGTAAAAAAGAGGCTTGTTTACCCGCAGCTGGAGCGGGAACTAATCCGGATGTTCCTGCCGCCGATGACGTAGCTCCACCCATGTTATTATATGTGGCGTTTGGAGGTGTCTGCCACGTTCCATCGCCACGAAGATACTTACCTTGCGCTCCAGCGGCAGGAGCGGGAACCAAACCGGCCTTTCCCGCAGCCGAGGAGGTCGCCGCCCCCATATTGGAATATGTGGTGTTGGTGTCCGTCCACGGAACGTTCACGTACATCTTGCCGCTACCGTCAAGAACAACGGGATAGTTCTTGCCATTGGCAGAGTATCCGATCTTAACAAGACCCAGATTATCGCTCGTGGCTTGGGTGTAAGTCGTGTTATTGTCAGTCCAAGGGACATTCACATACATCTTACCATTAGCATCCAAGGATACGGCATAGTTCTTCCCACTAGAGGTATAACCGATCTTAACCAATCCTAAAGTGTCAGCCGTGGCCTGATTATAGGTCGTATTATTATCTGTCCATGGAACATTAACAAAAGCGTTACCAGAAGCGTCAACCTGTAACTTATAGTTCTTGCCAGAAGTCGTGTATCCTACCTTTACGCCACCTAAGGTGGAGGCCGCCGCCGTAGGTGGAGCGAAGGTGCTAGGTTTGCCGGTCACTCCAGACCATGGCACAGATGACGCCGAACTTGCCGTATAAGGCTCGTAACCGGCCTCAGTATTCAACTTACTATCATCCTTGACCAGATACATCTTATTCGTGGCCGTCACCTTAACCGTGTCCCCAACCTGAGCCGTGGCTGTAGTAAGTTTAAACCTTGCCGTATCATCAGCAACCACGACCATTCTCTCTAAGGCTGCTTTAGGCAACCTGTCTATATCAATGGTACCGGACGTGATCTTAGAGGCGTCGAAGTTCGACAATGTCGTGGAGATAGTAACATTACTTCCAAAGTCCGATGAGACACTACCGCTAACAGCCCCGGACAGCACTATAGTCCTAGCTGCCTGTAATTTTGTGGCGGTAGGAGCGTTATCCGTCTTAAGAGCGTATTTGGAAAGATCAATATCATTAGCCTTATCCAAAAGCTGCTCTATCTGCTCGCCATTGTATTTACCTTGAAAATCTTCCATATCATAATTATTTTTGCTCAAATATAGCTAGTTAATTATATACCATTTTACACCACCTATGTTTTAAAACATAAAGTAAAATATAGATAGTATTACTTTAATACGTATCTTTGCCTCGTAAAACAATTTTATCATGCTGAGACCATACAAATATAGACTTAATCCCACCAAAAACCAAATCCGGTTGATGGAAATGACTTTCGGCTGTTGCAGGTATGTCTATAACTGGGCTTTGCAAACAAGGATCGAAGCCTATCAGCGTGACAAAAAATCAATCTCTGCCGTTGATCTTTGCAAGATGTTGACTGAACTGAAGAAAGATAAGGCTTTTCTTTATGACGTATCTAATGAATGTCTCCAGCAGTCAATCCGGAACATGGATCAAGCCTTTGTCAGATTTTTCAGGGAAAAGAACGGCTTCCCTAAATTCAAGTCAAAGCACAGGAATAGGCAGTCATTCAAGAATATAAACTCTGTTCATGTTGATCTTGAAAACAGCAGGATTAAGCTACCGAAGCTAGGATGGGTAAGGTTTTACGCCAATCAGACTTTCAACGGCAAGATAGGAACTGTTACGGTATCCAAGACCCCAACAGGGAAGTACGTCGTGTCTATCCTCGTTGATAACGGCGCCGATCTACCATCCAAACCTGTTATCGATCCCGACAAGACCGTAGGAATCGATGTAGGAATAAAGGACTTCGCCGTCCTCTCGAACGGGGATGTGTACCGGAACCCGAAACATCTGGAGAACAGTACCGTCAGACTTAAGGTATTGCAGAGAAGGTTAGCTCGCAAGCAGAAGGGAAGCGCCAGACGTAACAAGGCGAGATTAGCCGTAGCATCCATACATGAACGGATCCATAACCAACGTCAAGATTACCTGCACAAGGTGTCCTCTAAGATAGTACGTGAGAACCAAACTATTGTCATTGAGGATCTTAATATCAGCGGGATGATGAAAAACCATCGCCTAGCCAATAGCATCGCTAGCGTGTCGTGGAGCGAGTTCTTCAGGATGCTGCAATACAAGTCGGACTGGTACGGACGGAACCTGATTCGGATCGGGAGGTTCGATCCCAGTTCAAGGATGTGCGAATGCGGGTACATACATCGAGATCTTAGGTTGTCGGACCGTGAATGGGTTTGTCCTGAGTGTGGCGCCGTAAATGACCGGGAT